CATACAGAAAACATTTAGAAAATGTTATGTCTGATTATAAAACATTAGTTGATAAAGGTATCGATGTTAAAGATACGACAAAGATAAGACAACAAAGCTATTCTTTAGATTTAAAAACAGATCAGGACGTATTAGAATTTTACGCAAAACATAAAAGTTTATTTAGACCTGTGTTTAAAACAGAAGAAGACTTTGCTGCTTACATAGACGACATTAGAAAATCACAAGCAGTATTTAAAGACTTTGCAAAAATAAGACCAGGTAGTCTGTCTCCAGCAGCTCTAGCGGCAGCTAGACAAGCAGGCAAAGACAGAGATAAAGTATTAGCTATTTTTGAAGAAGCATTTACAAATCCTGAGACAATGAAAAAACTATTTCCTAATATACCATTTAAGGACAGAAAAGTGTGGGGTGATGCGTTAGTCAAGAATGATTTAGCAATGGCAGCAAAAAGAAAATTTGTTGATAAAGATGCAAACGCTTCTGATTGGTATGTTGTATCTCCAGCGGAACTAATAACAAGTAGATATAGTCAAGCAGGAACGACCGCTACACCATTTGCAGAGAGAACAAAAAACATGAAAGGTATTGGTCAATATGAGTTTTATGGTGGTCCCAATGTTACAGATCCTAATGGAAAACACTATACAAGTATATTGGAACAATCACTGCGTAGAGCAGCTAAAGTAAACAATGCTGAATTTAAAATTGTTAAGGTGCAAATAGGAGAAGCTAAATCTGTAAGTAGATCTGTGCAAATAATCAATGCACAAGGCGATATCGTAAAAGAATTTAAAATGGCAAAAAGCAGTAAAGCAGAAGATTTTGGTGATGTTATGAATAAAGCAGAAGATTATATCAACGAATCTGGTGCAGAAGGTTTAATGGCTAGACCAGTAGAGACACCTTCAGGCTTTAAAACTATAGATGCTTATGCTATAAAGTTAACCCCTGAGATGGTATTACCAACAAAAACACATCTAGCATCTGGAGGATATGTACGATATGATCCTCTTGTATCAATAGATGAAATGATAGGAGCTGCATAATGGTTGTAGAAAGACCAGCAAATTACGACGAACCACAAACGGTTAATGATCAATTAATGATACCACCATTGGTGGGACAAGAAGTGGAATTAGAACCAGGAACTGATCAACCTATTGATATTGAAATGACAGAAGACGGCGGAGCTATTGTTAATCCTGAAATAATGCCACCTGATACTGGATTTGATGGTAATTTAGCAGAGTTTATTGATGAGAATGATTTACAAGTAATAGCTAGTGAGCTTAGACAATCTTTTGAAGATGATAAATCATCAAGACAGCAATGGGAAGAAACGTACACAAAAGGTTTAGATTTACTTGGATTAAACTACACTGAAAGATCTCAACCTTTTCAAGGTGCAAGTGGTGTAACACATCCTTTGTTAGCTGAATCGGTTACACAGTTTCAAGCACAAGCCTATAAAGAATTACTACCAGCAAGTGGCCCTGTAAGAACTCAAATTATTGGACAGGCTACAAAAGATAAAGAAGATCAAGCACAGCGTGTAAGTGATTTTATGAATTATCAAATTATGCACGTTATGGAAGAGTATGATCCAGAATTAGATCAAATGCTTTTTTATTTACCTCTTGCAGGTTCTACATTTAAAAAAATATATTATGATGCGGCTCTTGGAAGAGCTGTATCTAAATTTATACCAGCAGAAGATTTAGTCGTGCCTTACACAGCTACAAATTTAGAAGAGTGTGAAAGAGTAACTCATATTTTAAAAAGAACAGACAACGATATTAAAAAAATGCAAGTCACAGGTTTTTATCGTGACGTTGATTTACAGGTAGTACAAGAAGAAAACAAAGTTGAAGAAAAAGAAAGAAAATTATCTGGTATAGAAAAAACTGGTTACAGAGATGATCAGTATACTTTACTAGAAATGCATGTTGATTTAGATGTACCAGGATTTGAAGATCCCGATGGTATTAAACTTCCATATATAATTACTATAGATGAAGGATCAGGAAACGTTCTTTCTATTTATAGAAACTATAAGGACGGAGACACTTTATATAAAAAACAACAATATTTTGTTCATTACAAATTTATGCCAGGTCTTGGTTTTTATGGTCTTGGTTTAATTCATATGATTGGTGGTTTATCTAGAACTGCTACAGCAGCTTTACGTCAATTAATTGACGCTGGAACATTAGCAAATTTACCTGCAGGTTTTAAAGCTAGAGGTCTTAGAATAAGTGATGATGATAGCCCTATACAGCCTGGTGAGTTTAGAGATGTAGACGCTCCGAGTGGTGATTTACGTGCAGGTCTTCTACCATTACCTTACAAGGGTGCTGATCCAACTTTATTTCAGCTTTTAGGTTTTTGTGTTCAAGCAGGAAAAGAATTTGCTACCGTAGCTGATCAAAAAATAGGAGACGCTGCAAACGCGGGGGCACCTGTTGGAACTACAATGGCTCTTATGGAAAGAGGCATGCGTGTAATGTCTGCTATTCATAAAAGAATTCATTATGCTCAAAGAATAGAATTTAAATTATTAGCTAAAATATTTGCTGATTCTTTACCTCCAATTTATCCTTATGAGGTTCAAGGTGATTTACAATCATTAAAGGCTAGTGATTTTGATGAAAGAATAGATATTATTCCTGTTTCTGATCCGACTATTTTCTCCATGTCTCAACGTGTTACTTTAGCACAAACACAATTACAGTTGGCTGAAGCAGCACCTCAAATGCATAACATGTATGAAGCTTATAGAAGAATGTATTCAGCCATGGGAGTTCAAAATATTGATGCAATACTTCCCGTTCCTACAGGACCTGAGCCTTTAGATCCAGGAATGGAAAATGCTACTGCTCTTTCAGGAGGTTCACTAACAGCTTTTAGAAAACAAAATCAATTAGCTCACATAGATGCACACCGAGCTTTCTTTTCCAGTGCTTTAGTAAAAACTAATCCTCAAGCAATGATGATTTTACAGTCTCATATTATGGAACATGTGGCATTACAAGCAAGAGAAGAAGTAGAACAAGAAATGGCAAAAGAATTTGAAGCAATAGAAGCACAAGCAGGTGGTCAATTACCACCAGAACAACAAAATGAAATGCAAGAAATGTTAGAATCCAAAATTTCTGAAAGAATTGTTGAAATGACTGAAAAAATGGTCACTGAAGAACAACAAATGATGTCAGAACAAGGCGAAGACCCATTAGTTCAACTAAAACAACAAGAAATTAACTTAAAAGCGCAAGATTTACAAAGAAAAAGCATAGCTGATGAAGGTAAAATGATGCTAGATCAAGCAAAATTAGCTCAAAATGAAGCATTAGCAGAAGCTAAAATAGATTCACAAGAAGATATTGCGCAATTACGTGCAAATGTTAATCTAAATAAGCAAAATGATAATAATGTTAAGCGCAACAGATAAATTACAGGAATATTTTAACGAATTAATGAATTTTTCCGACACAGCAGTAACAAGTCAAGAAGAACAAATACTTTTAGCGGGTGCAATGATGGGTGTAGCTAAAATGCTGTACCATAACAACCTTACTGAACAAGAATATGACAAAATTATGAATCATAATGGAAGAGACTTGCTAAACCTATTAAAACCAACTATACATTAATAAATGTCAAAAAAATCTAAAACAAAATTTGGTATGCTGTCTGTAAATGCTGGAATAGATAATAATCCTAATCCCACACAAGCTGATAGAATAGCAGGAGCTACAAAAAAATTTAAAAAAGGTGGTCTAGCAGGTAGACTAGCTCAACGTGGTTACGGAAAGGCAAAAAAATGAAAAATAAAAGTACAAAAATGACTACTATATCGCAAAAAAACCCTTTTCCTAGCATGAAAGTGGGTTCTGATGCTGCAATGACTTTTCCTGCTTTTGTTGTAAAAGACAACAAAGGTGTGGGTCCAAAAGGTCAGACAAGCAATGCACAAATTAAAAAAGTAGCTTTTAAAGGCGTAAAATAGTATAATTCGCACTTTAACAAAGGAGGTTCTATGAACTTACTAAAAGATCTATGGTCACACGTTAAAGAGTGGTCAGAGTGGAAAATGAAGGACTGGATTAAGGCGGCTATCGTAGCTATTATAGTTATCTGGGTAATTAGCTGGATGACAGGCGGAGCAGCATAGTGCTACAAGCTCTCGGAGGACTATTAGGCGGTAAAGGCGGAGCCTTAAAAACTATCGCAAAAGTTGTCGATGAGATTCATACATCAGAGGAAGAAAAATTAGATAAAAAAATATTGATGCAACGCATTCAACAAAAGCTTGCAGAAAAGCAATTAGATGTTAATGCAAAGGAAGCCACCCATCGCAGCGTATTCGTTGCTGGGTGGCGACCAGCGATTGGCTGGTGCGGAGCCCTGGCTCTGTTCTTCGCTTTTATCCTATCTCCCTGTATTGAATGGTATGCAAAATTCTCAGGTATAGATATTGTACCACCTGCTATAGAAACTGGGCCCCTTCTAGCAATTGTCACTTCAATGCTCGGCGTATCGGGCCTTCGCACCTTCGAAAAGGCAAAAGGTCTTACTAAGTGACATACGACGAATTAGCAGGTTCCGTAAAATTATCAGAAGGCTTTAGAGATCACGTTTACATAGACACGGAAGGATTTCGCACAATTGGCTGGGGTCATAAAGTAGTACATGAAGATAAATTTGAAGATGGTAAAACATATACCAAAGAAGAACTACAAGAAGTATTTGATAAAGATTTAAACAATGCGATTGGTAAAGCTAGAACACTTATGGAAAACCACGGTGTGACTGATTTGCCTACAACCGCGCAACATACCATTACCGAAATGGTATTTCAGCTTGGCCCTACAGGCGTGTCCAAGTTCCGTAACATGTGGAAATGCCTGCAGGAAAGCAATTTTATTGGTGCGAGTTACGAGATGCTCGACTCGAAATGGAATAAACAAACTCCAAATCGCTGCAAAAAATTAGCTGACCAAATGAAATCATGCGAATAGAAAACTTTTTT